GGTAGACATTGGCGATGTGTCCTATGGGGACCAAGACGGGATTGCAATGCTTGAAATTCCGTATGTTTGCGTGCCTGATTCTGCCGCTAACGCTGAGTTTGATTTGATCTACACCTGATCAGTTCAGCCTGTGTCTTTGGGAGCCTTTTCAGGCTCCCTTTTTTTGTGTAAGCTAATTCTGCTTACGCATTTACCTAGTGGCTTTCGTACGTAAAAAGGTCAAAACTTTCAAGTGGCCCGTTGAGGTAACAGAACCAAGTGAAGATCGTCCAGGCGAATTTGATAAGTTTGAATTTATTGCTCTTTTCAAAAGAGTGAAGCTTTCTGAACTTAACTCGTTGGGCGAGGATTCTGGCTTGCCATTGTTGAAGAAAGTGATGGTCGGCTGGGAAGGTATTCAAGATGAATCTGGCAAGACCATCCCTTTCTCGACCAAGGAGCTGGAATCTTTTTCTGATGATGTCGATTGGGTGAAAGCTGTTCTTGCGGCTTACACCAAAACCTATGAGGGAGCAGAGTCGGGAAACTAAGAGAGGCTGCGATTTATTGGGCGTCCGGCGGCAAACAAGTCGAGGATAAGTCCAGTGATGATGCAGCTGCTTTTGGAATAAGTCTGCCAAAGCCGAAGGCAAAGGAGTCTACGGATTTTGAGGTTTGGGAGGAGAACTGGGATGCAGTCCTCATGTTCCTCCGACTGCAGACCCAGTGGCAGGTTTCGATGAGTGGATATGTCGGTTTGAAGTATGAGGTGCTGCTAGGTTCCGAAGGCTTGTTTGGCCTCTACAATGTGGAGGATCGTAGAGACATGCTCGAGCGCCTCCAGATAATGGAGGCGGCAGCCCTAACGGAACTGAGGAAACGCTCTGATGGCAAAGGCAATTGAAACTCTTTCCATCAAGCTGGATTTCAAGGCGGGATCTGGCTCTCAGCAGATAATTGACAAGATTGGAAAATCAATAAAAAATTTAAAAGTAACAGCAGGCCAGACCGCTCCTTCCATAGAGAAAGTAAGAAGATCAATAAATGACTTTGCAAAACAAGGCAATAGGAGCATTAGCACTATTGACGGGCAAGTAACTGCTTTAAGAGCATTAAGAAGGGAAGCGGATATTAATAGCAAGGAGTTCAAGGAACTAACTGCTGACATCGCAAAATATGAAAAACAATTAAACAAGGCTCAAGGCCGCCGAGGTGGTGGTGCTCGTCAAGCGACACAGGTGGCTGGCGCAGTTATTTCCGGTGGCATTTTTGGTGGGCCTGAAGGTGCATTGGGCGGCTTAGGAGGTGCTGCTCTTGGTGGAGTTCAAGGTGCCTTCGCAGGTGCTGCAATAGGCGCGCAGGCTGCGGGAATCAGGAAGGCTATTGGTGCTACGGCTGATTATGCAGCGCAAATTCAAAAGCTAGAAATTGGACTGAGGGGCGTTGTAAGTAGCGAGTCTGAATTTCACCAAGCGATCGCAGTAGCAAATTCAGCCACAAAAGATTTCAACATTACAGCTATTGACTCAATTAGAGGTGTCACTAGGCTTTCTGCGGCGGTTACAGGGGCTGGTGGAAATCTAACTGACGTTGAGATTGTTTTCAGAGGGATTAGCTCTGCTGTCCTAGCTACTGGAGGAAGTGCAGACGACGTAAGATCCGCCATCACTGCGATGGTGCAGGTGTTCTCAAAAGGCAAAGTTTCTGCAGAAGAACTTTCCGGGCAACTGGGAGAGCGCCTCCCAGGAGCCGTAGTTCGTTTTGCTAAAGCTGCTTTTGGCACAGGGCCTGAAGCAATGCAAAAGCTTCAGAAAGAATTAAAGGCCGGTACTGTTGGCCTGAACGAATTAATGCTTTTTGCTAAAGACAGCGGGCTTGCATTTGAAGATCTTGCTAAGAAGATTGCTGCAAGTTCTGCCTCGGCTGGGGCTCGGCTGAACATTCTTGTAGATGCTTTTAGGCTCGAACTGGGTACTGCGATACAGCCTATTGGCGCTCAGATTCAAGATTTTGCTGGGGAAGTGCTTGTTGAATTTAAAGATGAGATTATTGCTGTAGTAAAAGAACTTGGCAATCTTGTATTAGGGCTACTTGCTTTAGCTAAATTTGTTGGTGACAACAAAAAGGTGGCTGGATTTTTTGCCGATCTAGCTTTTAAAATTGGATTAGCGCATCTAGCAATCAAAGGTTTAGCTGGGATTCAGGCTTCATTCGCTGGAGTCGTTGCTGCGGGGACTAGCGCCAAAATCACAGGAGATGTAGCTCAGACTTCTGCGGGCAAAGTAACAATGCTCAAGAGCGCATTAAGAGGTTTGGCGGCAATTGGGATAGTCGCCGTAGGTATTGATATCTTTATCAGAGGGATGAGTGAGTTCTTCAAAACCAAGGCAGAGATCGAAAAACTTCAAGGTATTCAAAAAGATCCAAATGCGCAATTTAAAGGCCAAACCAAAGCGCAAGTGGGGGCTGCTCAAGCTGAAGCAAGAAAGTCGCTCCCTGGGCTGAGGGCTGAGTTTGCTGAAAGTCAACGAATTAGTCCAGCCGATATAACTAGAGCTTTTGCTGGACCTTTAGCAAAAATTCTTACAGGCAAAAGCCAGACAGAAGCGCGAGATGAAGAAGCTATATTGTCGCAGCAAATTAAAGCTTATGAAGCGACTCTCAAGGTTGACCCTTCTAAGTTTGCAGATAAGCCAAAGCCGACTGTATATGACCCCTTAAATCCTGACGGCACTGGCAAAGGCAAAGGCAAAGGCAAAGGCACCGGCAGTCGCACCACCACCGACAAGACTCAAGGTCGTATCGACAGAGCGAACGACATTGTTCGCACGTTGCAAGATCAGCTCGGCATACAAAAGCAGCAAAGTGATATTGGCAAGTTAATAGCAAGACAAGCGAAAGAAAGGAGCGACCTTGAGGCTCGATTTGTCAGTCTTCAGAAAGAAGGACAGATCGAAGCGGTTACTCAGGCAAACATTAAAGCGCAAGGTTTACTTGACGAAAGGCAAGCGTTAGCACTGTCTGAGCGCACCAACGAGGTAATAGCGAAAGCAACAAAACCAATTGAAGAGATCACTAAAGGTATTCAAGAAAAGGTTCGCGCAGACAAGGAATATGCACGATTGATCGCCGAGGGTGTTAATCCGGAGCTAGCCAAGCAGCTTATGGAAATCGAGAAGCAATTCTCGGCGTCTCAATCGATACTCAATATAGAAATTGAGCTTTTAAAAAATGCAATAAGCAAGTCAGAGAAAGAAGAACAGACCACAGACAGGTTGCGTGAGCAGGTTGAGATGAGGGAAAGATTGAAGGAGTTGGAGGAAGGCAAAGAAAGCCTCCCTGAAAAGAAAGATAAAGCAGTAGGAGCGGCAAAAGAAGGCTCGAGAGAACCAACTTTCGCGGAACAGATTGCACTTGATGCTCAATCGGCGAAAGATTCTCTTAATGAATTGATCAATCCAGCAAATCAAGTGAAGTTAGCGGCTGGCGCAATTGGTGACGCTTTCTCTGATTCATTCATGAAAGTAGTCACGGGCAAGGCAAGCGCTCAAGAAGCTTTAAGTAGCTTCTTCCAGACGGTGGCTAATCACTTCTTGGATATGGCCAAGCAAATTATTGCCAAGCAGTTAGTAATGATTACTTATCAAACGATATTGAAAGCACTAGGCGCGGTTGCTGGTGCTTCTGGTGGTGGCGGGGGTGGTGCTGTAGAGGCAGCAAGCAAGCAGGGCACATTGACAACTGGTCCGCTACCTGATCTTGGTTCTGGTCCTGGCTTTGCTGATCCCAAAATGTTCTTGCCAGGCGGCAAACTGGGCAGAGCAAATGGAGGCCCAGTCTCAGGCGGTCAGCCTTATTTAATTGGAGAGCGTGGCCCAGAGCTATTCGTTCCAGGGCAATCAGGCGGTGTAATGCGTAATGAGGACATGCGCTCCCTTATGGGTCGTTCTCCTGCTTCAGGCGGTGCAGCATCAATGAACTTCAGCTTCGAGACAACCAGTATTGGTGGAACGGAATACGTCAGTCGTGAGCAGCTTGAACAGGCAATGGCAGCTACTCGTAAGCAAGCGTCTAATGACGGAGCAAAACGAGGTATGAG